TAGCGTACACGACACGAATACCTAATGTTTTCATACCTCGCTCCAATTCGGCAATATAGCTGAGTGTATCGCAGTGTAACCCGCCAACCTCATCTGGCGTAATCGAATCTATCAATCTTTTATCGCGTAACTCTTTTGCTCGCGTTTGCAAATCGTATATAGTTCCCATTATTAATATCTAATTTTAATGTTAATAGGCATTATAGGTACACCTGTACACTCATCGTCGTCTTTTTTTCTTATAAGACACCCTTGAGCCGATAAAGCAAGATAATATTTAACTCCCGCGTATTCAAATTCGTCGGAGCGGACATTTTTCTTTAATCTCTCGAATCCGGGGAAATTTGCGTCGTATGAAAAAACCCAAGATTCTGGATTTGCGCTAGGCCATACAAAACTTGAATAAGAACTTGTAGCTATTATTTCCATTTCGTATCCATCGCTTATTTGTGCAACTTTAATAGTACCTTTATAGCCACTCATCCATGTAACATCTGCTGCAACCATCAAGCCACCTTCCACTGCTAACGCCATCAAAAGCTCGGCCCATGTTTTAAGCTCGCTCAAAGTATATGCTTCAACACCGGTTTTATCAGTTGACAGATATGCAGTTAACACTTCACGACAGTATCGTGTCTGACCATCCTCGAAGGAGCGTTCATCATCATCGCTAGTCTTAACGCAGACATATATCTGTGAGGCGTTTGTCGCATTGTCTAGAACAGCACCTTCAAACTCGTAAAATATGCCGTCCTTCACAAGTTTACCACTTGGTACATTTGCTTGTGCACTATCAAAATCAAAAATTGGAACTACGGGTTCCAACAAAAAGGCTTTGTCACGTCCGGCCACTGCTTGCGTCATACCTCCGAAGAGGGTAAACAGATTTTCCTGCATGATTTGCAGATCTTCGAGATACACAGGTTGGCCTCCACGGCTGAATTTTATTTTATTCATAGATCGTATAATTTTATGCGGTAAGTTCTACCTGCCGCTATATAATAATTTAAAAGATTTAATATCGTTTGTAAATATGTACCACTATACGCATCCTCATCAGGATTTATAGATGTACACAGGGACGTTGGTATGTTAAGGACAAAATTCTCTCGAACAGATATTTCATCCTTATATCGCAATCGTAAACTACAACTATCAACCTCCATATTCACATATTTAGGATCCTTTTTTTCGTCGTTATAGTATAGCGGAATAAATCTTTCCTCCTCCTCTGTTGAAATAAAAATTTCATCATGGTGCAAATAAAAGGCGTCATTCAGAACTTTTTGTATAGACTGCACTTGCGCTGTATTATTCAATCGACTTGAAACTATATTTTTATACGAGATAAACCTTTCTTGCAAGTCACTGAGAGGAGAGGCCATTATTTTAATCAAAGCCATTAGGACACGACCTCTCATCATAGTAGGCAATAATTGCATTGCAAATTTTACTACATCAATCTTATACCACATAGCTCAAAGTGTTATTAAGACTTAGTGTCATTAAACATCCGCTGACAGCTGTATAATTATTACTAGTTATTTCTATAAAAGTATCTCCGCCATCAGAACTACACTCGCATTTTTTCAATTCGATATCTTTCACACCTTCTACTGTCTGAATAGCATCCACAAGTTTATTTTTGTTAAACGTGCCACCATATAATATCTCTTTAAGATATTGTTTCACAGCATCCTCAACAGGTTTACAGCCATCCGACACTCGTATCCCTTCATTGTTGATAACAAGAGGATCTACATAGATCTTAGCAGTCACCAAAATAATATCAGCCGGAAGGGAACTTATATCTAAAATAACACCGGCTATTTTAATCCTATTCATATAGTCTTTAAACGACATTAGAATATCATCAGAAAGAGGCTTAGGCATACCGTTTTCTTCCTCTGCTACCAAAATCTGGACGTATGTACCTCGATCGCGTACTGCTACATATTTTATTTTCTGTTTCTTTGGGTCTGTTACAGCATAGCCATAGCCTTGTATTGTTTCATCAAAAACTAGGGCGTCACCATGTTGGTAACGCAATGCCATTTTATGATACCATGGAACACTGGCCACAACAGAACCTTCAGTCATTCTTTCTACTTCGGTTTTGTAATTATCAAACAAAACCTCCATGACGTAGCAGCACATGGCAACAATGTAAAATAAAATATTTTCAATACTCACAACAGAAAAACACTCTTCAAACGAAGAACCTTCTTCCAAACCGTATTTTTCACGTACTGATTCATTTGCCATAAACAAATCAGTCATACTCTTTTTAATTTCGCCAACATCTCGTGCCATATTATTTATTTAAATTCGTTTGTAAATTCTTTTGAGAAAATGCCACGCACATCTTTTTTTAACTCTGTTGCGGGTCTTACTTTATTTTTTTCACAAAGCACCTGCATTTTTCTATTGTATATTGTTTCTGGGATTTTTATCATTATGCCATCCGGCAATTCATCCGTTATCGACAACCCATTTACCTTTGCTAATTCGCATACAGCATTCGCCGAACCACACATCTGCACAGCGATATCTGCCATTGTCTGTCCTGCTTTAACAACAACCGTTTTCATTTTATAGTAATAATATTATTATCCACAATAATTTTACTCACTACCACCCCACATGCTTGCAGCATCTTTTTCATTTTTCCGGGCCACATCACATCGACACTACCTCCGAGTTGTTTTTTAATTTCACCACCTATCATTGGGTTCTCTTTAAATTCACCTCTAAATGCAGTTATAGCTACTTGAACCACTTGCGCCTCAACATCTGCAATAGCAATGCTGCCACGCTCTACACATATATCACCAGTTTCAAAATCAAGAATAAAACCTTTCATTGCTTCACTTTTTCGTTTTCATAATCACTACGCTTTACTTTCGTGTGCTTACTGTTAATTGCAGGAACGATTATCGGGGCAGGATTTGATTGTGCCGATGACGAGCCAGTTACAGCTACTGTCGCACTCGGCAAAGTGTGTGTATGATTATTGAAAGCATCAATTAGTTCATTTATTTTGACTGTCAAATCTTCCACCTTGATGAGTCCCCCAAGACTGCCACCATTGAACACCACACCGTCCTTTGTAAGTTCTGCACTGGTTTGCTGGTCCACATCGATACGCACCCGTTCCTCGTCGATTAGCACACGGCTGGTCTTGTCGCTGACGACTATCTCAATGCTTTCAATGTCATCGGTCATCAGCACAATGCCGGCACTGCCGTCGGCTACGAAACCAACCACAACATAACTACCGACACGAGGATATACAACAATGCCGAACTTGCTGTTTTGATTGGCTTGCAAGTTCACGCCAAGCAAAGGGGCCCCTTCATCAAGCGGGGTGCAGTCCACAGTACGGGCATCCTTATCCACAGAATCAACTGTGCATATAAGGCTGACAGTCTGCCTGCCTCCCTGTGCCATTCGTCTTATTGCCTCTGCTATATTGTTCATTATTCTGCTATCCTGGCACCGAGTGTTATTTCCTGACGGAACCCACTTGTGCCGTATTTGATTACATTCTTTTTCACTTGATAGACGCCTTTTTTCTCGCCGTCTATCTTTATGCCTATGGCGGTAAGCTTATCGACAAGCTTTGCCCCGAATGTGGTAAAACTGCCTTTCAAACCGTCGCGTTTCAGGCGTTTTATTTCCTGTTCCGTCCACGCTTTAAGTTCGCTTTCCGTCTTGTTGTAGGTGTGCAGCGTGCGGTGTTCCCCGTCTGCATCGCCCACCTCTACCTTGATTTTTTTGTTGTTCGGCATCAAGGAAATTGCCTTGATACGAAAACGGATATTTTCAGCCTGCTGCTGTTCGAGGCTCTGATCGCTGATAATATTCACACCGGTTGCAAATACCTGTGTCGGGCTGTCTTCTTTCTCAAACAGGACACCGCAATACAACACCGGCTGTTCGTTCTCATAGCGAAAGAAACTGCGGATTCCGTTCTCGTGAAGATGGCCTAGTAACGAGGCAACAGTGTCGGCAGTCACACGGTACTGCCCCAAACTCTGCTCACCCATAACATTGAGCTGGTAGCTTATGCCTTGGTCTTTGAGCAAGGTTTCAATGGTTACGCTTTTATAGGCTTTCTTGACTGCCGGCAACTGTTTAAGTTTGAACATTTCATCCTCGCACATAAGCACAACAGGGGTTTTGAAACCTACATCGCGAACATAACCAGAGAACGCCAATTGCAAATCTTCATCATATCCAAGCCACACCTTGACAGCATCACCACGATGCACAGGTATTTCGGCAGTTCCGTCCCATTTTATGCGTTTAGGCAGGGTAATTTTACAGGTGTCGGTAAGCTGCTCTGTGTCGAGGTTGATTTCCACCTCTGTAACCTTGTCAAGCTTCCAACTTTTTGAGCCTGTTATCTCTATTTTTGCCGTTAGTCTATACATCGGTTAAATGCTGTTTAATGGGTTTTTAAACGCTGTTTAATTATCTTGCAAACGAGTGAGAGGAAGCTTGTTCTATCGCAACGAGTGCAGCCGATAATCAACGAAGTTAATAGTCAGTGCTGTAAATATTGTATTCATCATCGCTGACAGCCGAAATGCTTACGCTTTGGTAGTTGCTGGCGGTGTCCTGCGATACGGAAAAGGACTTTACAACAATGCTGTTTATATCGAAAATATCAAGAAATTCACTGTGTACGCTTAAAGCCTCGTTGTCATCAAGGAACGCACGCAGCTCACGCAAGCCGTCGGCAGGGTACTCGTCCACTATGGCACCATCGCGGACCGCAGCAACACCCACAACAATATTGAGGCTATAATCACCGTCGTTTATATACTCCTTGACCGTTCCGTTCATTCCTACCATTTGGGTAGTTACAATATTCTTTGAACGGCTGATCGCCACAATGGCGTCATTCATCACAAGGCGTTCACCTTTGGAGTTCTCAAAGGTCAGCTCGCAAAGTGCATAACGGCCCTCCCAAAAACTTTTGTCGGTTATGGGGCTTGTGAGGTCGCGAGGGGTGATGCCGTTTTCTCGTCCGTCCCACGATGGGCTTTGCCCTGTGCGTGAGGGTTTGAAACGATACAGGGCACCTTTTGCCTGTATGGCCACACCGGCGGCGATAAACATAAAACTTACTGGGGATAACATTACATAGCCAAGTTTACATCGTTCAACGCTGACAGCAGGGCTTCACTTACCATATCCTTGACACGCGAAATGTCGCCCTGCAAATTGGTGGTGTGTATCTCAAAGCGTTCAACAAGCTTCTCAATATTCACCGTTACATTCTTCACCTTGTCGCTGGTAGAAGCGGGGGCAGTTCCAACTGTCCCAAGTGTGCCGGCTGTCGGGTCAGGGGTTACAGGAGTTTCCGGGATCTCCACCTGCGGAATACCGGCAAGTACATCATCTTCCTTTTCTTTTTTCTCCTGCTCCTCTTTTGACGCTGCCATTTCGGCATTATAAGCATCGTTAAATGCCTTGCCTACCTGACTGCCATAGTCGGCAAAACCGCCTTTCATTTTATCTAGGGCAGTTTTTATCCCGTCCCCGTCAAGAGAAAAAGCAGCCTTAATCAGGTCGCCAATACCACCAAGAACCTGCTTAGCCATATCACCAATACCCGTAAATACAGCCTTGAATGAAGCCCATAAGCCTTTGAGAACTGCACGGAATTTTGCAGAGGTGTTCCAGAAGTATGCACCTATGGCAATAAGTGCTGCAATAGCAGCCACAATCCAACCAATAATCGGTATATTCATTATTGCCACACTGACCGCACGACACGCAGTTGTTGCAGCCAACTTAAATGCTCCGAAAGCGCCGGATGCAACAGTTGCAAATGTCGCAGAGGTTGCACCACCTGTTACAAGAGACAGCACAAATGCACCTAAGGCTTTCAAGCCTTGAAGCAAACCTACTGTTGCAAAACGGGCCACTGCCAAAGTTGCACGGGTTATGTTGATAAGAAAACCATTTGAAGCAAACTGCCCCGTTATTAGCTCCCTGTTCATCATAAGCATCTGTATTCGACTCGCATACAAAAAACCCTTAATGCTTGACCACATTGACGCCCATTGCAAACCTTTTATCCAGGACATCATTTTACCCATAGCCATTAACAACGGGGTTATTTGAGCAAGTGGAGTGAGTATTCCCATTGCTGCACCGACCCAAATACCAAAGTCCCCTGTCATTTGGAAAAGGGATATTTTGAAGTCCTCTATCTTTTGGTTTATGCGGGCCTGGCGTTCCGCATAGCTATCCATTACAATAGCTGCCTGTTCCTCTGCCGATGCTGTTCCTGTGATTGCTGTTGTCAGTCGGCCCAGCTCATCACTGCCCTGCACCAATGCACGAGCTGCGTTCGCATTCTCCATACCAAAAAGTTTAGAGAACAGCGCAGTATCATTAAGCACCGGTTTAAGCATATCTAAACGGTCTTTAAGGCTCAGGCTGGTATCTGCAAGTTTAAGCACATCGATACCGGCAGCAGCAAGTTCCTCCTGTGTCTGTTTCGGCAAGAAACGACCTTGACCAAGTATTGCAAGAGTGTTACGCAATGCAACACCGCCCTCACTGCCTTTTTTACCCGCTTTATCCAAAACCTGAATAGCGGCATTGGTCTCCTCGAAGCTTACATTTGCAGCCTTTGCAGCCATACCGCACTGTTCCAAAGCAACCTTTATGGCTGGAAGTTCTGCACTTCCCTCCTGTCCGGCAGCAGCCATCACATTCATCATTTCAGCCATTTTCCTGCTGGCTTCCATTGGGTCATCAAGGCTTACCCCGTACTGGTTCATAGCGGTTGTTAAAACTTCCGCAGCAGCGACTCCGTCATTACCCATAAGTTTGCTTGTTACCTGAATGCTGTTACCCATAGCCTGCAATGCTTCGGGAAATTTTCCAAGTTCCGGAGATAATTGCGAAAGCAAAAGTTTGTAACCCTCTACGGCAACACCGGCATCGGTACCGAATGCTTTTGCACTCTCACGAGCATACCCCTCAATCTTTTTAAGGTCTTCGCCTACCACACCGGCAACAGCACTGAGGTCGTGCATCTGGCTGTCAAGGGTTATTCCACTTGCGTTAAATGTTTTTACTGCACTGTCAATCTGTTCAAAAGCATTACGCACCAAATCAACAACTGCAAGTGTAGAAGACAGTTTACCAACCCAATTATTGGCAGACTCAACCTTAGCGGAAAAATCGCCTGTTGCCTCCGTCATACCGTTAATTGTGGCCGTATAATTGCCTCCTACATTAAAAATATAATCGAACAGTTGCATATTCTGAGATTTATTTGTTAATTTTGTAGCGCATAATAGTTAGCTATATGATAGATTTCTTTTTGCAAATAATAGTTTGGGGTGTATGTGCAGCGGTTGCGTTGGGCATAATCGGTCTTTTTGTTATGATGTTCCAAATTATTCTATCTGCATTCACTGGCAAACAGCCAAAAGGGAACTCATCAACAATGCCTTGGTGGGTGTGGTGGTCTTCTTACCGCAATCATTGACCCTTTTCTGAACCAAACATTTTCGCCAACATCTCATTTAGGTTTTTCAACCTCCATTTTTCCAACCACAAAGCTTGCGCATAATTTACTGCCCAATCTTCATAATCGCCAATAGTAGGGTCAATTCCTAAATTAGCCCGTATTAAGGCACACCCTTTTTCAAACCCGTGTTTATCGTTACTGTCTGAAAGTTGGTGCGCCTCTACAAGTTTTTTAGGCTTGAACGGCAACTATTAAGCATTGTGCCCAACTGTTTTGTTGCCTCCAAGAAAAGGACTGCATCAGTACGCATTGCAGGACTACCGCCCAGCCAACAGTTATCAAACATAACTTCGGAACTTTTCAGTTCGTCAGTCTTTGCCATCTTTGTAACAGCAGACATTGTTTCAAGTCGGGGGCGGTGGAAATAGCCCACGTGTAAGTCGCCATCATCGACAACATCAATACGTACTACCTTGCCGTGCTTGCCTTTCCAAGTCTTGACTTGCTCCTCTGTAATTCCACCGTCAAAGGTTTCACCTGTTCTTACTTCCTGTTCGTTTGTCTTGTCTTCCATATAGCTTTTTTATTATGTCCTCCCGATGCCATAAAGCACCGGGAAGACGGGTTATTACTTATTCCATTCAATATGCGAGGTTACAAGTTCAAGTTCTACCACTTGACCTGTGTCGCCCTCTTTCCACTTACGGCTGTTCGCCTTAAATTGACAGTTGCGGATTTTATCCACTGTTACAATACCACTATCGGGTATATAGGTAACTGTAATGTCAAAGGGTGCAATATCCTGCAATCTTCCGTTAGGGGCCTGTCGTTGCAAAGCTTCGACCTCCTCCTGATAGAGAGTTATTTTTGCAGATGGGGTTATTCGCCCCTTTGCACGCCCTACGGGGTGGCGACCTGCACCGTACTTGTTCACTACATCCTGATCATCGCCATACTCAATGCCTGTAATACCTGTAACAGGTACACCGCTAATGGCTGCTACTATGTCAGCCCAAGAGTATAGCATACCATTCACCAAAGGAATGCCGTTATTGATTATACTTGCCATTAGTTTCTGAATTTACGCTGCACTCGGCAATACTCTAATAAATTTGTTATTGCTCTCGTTTGCAGCAAATTTGTTATACTGATTTAGCAAAACCGATTCTTACTTTGATTTTACGCATTACACCAACAGCAACCTGCTTGATAACGATTTCTACCTCACCGGTGCTTAACACATCTTGTTCGGGATCAATCTCGACCTTATAGCCGCTCAGTTCGCCTGCTTTCTCCATATCTTCAAGGGCTTTGTTAGCCGTTGTTTCAAGGTGGGCAACACTGAACGCCTGCATCTTGCCTGTACCTGCGTCTATATACACATTACCGCCAAGTTCTGGGGTCAAATAAGTACGAACACCACGCACCGCCTTATCCATTGTACGCACACTCTCAATCATTGCGTAGTCGCTGGTGGCAGCGTCCATCGTGTGGCTGTCGTTCACATAACTGCCCGACTGTCCAATTTGAGTAACAAGAAACATATAACGGGCTGCATCTAACTGCTCAACGAGAGCACTGTCAAGGCTACGATAAAGAGTTCCGTCACCAAAAGCCGGCAAAGTTATGCCTGTGGGGAAGTTCTTAATCCAGCTTATAGACTGGTGCACCTTTGCTGCGGACAACAGACCAAGCATTACACCAAGACACGAAACTGTTGATTTGAGAGTCTTGTTTGCCTCAGCAGTGTAGAGTTCTGCACCTGTTCCACTACCGTCTTGACCAATAACGACACTTACACGGCACTGGTTGGCTCCGGCTACATCAGTAGGCAAGTTTCCTACCTTGTCTATCTTTGGGGCGTACAGAACTGACAGCGGGGCATTCACGAGATCGAGGGCGTCAGCCACTCCCTGAATAGCCACAACATCATCAACTGCGAAAGCTTTGTCACCACACCAAACACCCATCTGGCGAATACGACCGCCGGCATAGTTTTGTACGGTCTTAATCTCAACAAAGGTATAGGTGTCAGGCTTCGTAAACACGCCCAAATAAAGCGATATAGCGGGGTTGATACGGAAGATCTCCGAAAGCTGATAGTGCAGCACCTTGACCGCCCAGCTTTCCGCATCGGCAGTAATACCCAATGCTTCGACTCTGTCAATAGTCGAGACAGCCTGCACGCGTTCCTGCTTGAAACCTGCGGGAATTTCCGCAGAGGTCATATAAGCAATAAGACCTGTAACGTGGTCCTCACCTGCAAGACTTTTAGGGACATTGCCGTTTTCTCTTATGATTTCTAATTTATGCATCGTCGTTACTTCTTAACGGTTAGAATACTCCTATTTTTGAGGTTGGCTGCATAGTTCTTTGCATCGGTCTCATTGCGGAACACAATACCGTCGGAAGCGACAAATACCTGTGCAAGTCCGTGCTCCTTGATGGCTGCCTTACCTACCTTTTCCAGCACACTGCCACCGTCTTTTTTCTCGGTTGCAGTCTTCTCGGTTTTCTTTTCACTTTCTGCTGCGGGGACAACCTCAGCAGGTGTTTCATCTTTCTTTGTCATTATTTCAAGAATTTAATTAGTTTATATGTTGCCCAAAGGGCGATAATTAGCACCGGGATTAGCAGTATATACATTATGCGCTGTTTGAGAATATTCCACCACGAGGCTTTTTCTTCAACCTCTACGGTAGTGGCGGTTTCTTCAACACTCTTGTCGATCGTTTCCTCTTTCAGTTCAGTTTCACTTTGCACCTGGCACTGTCTGTTTTCCTGCTTCGTTTCCTCACGCTTCGTTTCCTGACTGACGATTGTTTTAACAGGAGGCAGCCCCGTGCTGTCGTTGACCGGTTTGTCCGTATCAAAAAGTATTATGGTGGTTTGCTTTTCTTCCAGACTGCTTAACAGGCGTTCTGCGTGTTCCTCTATTGCGAGGCGTGCCAAACTGTCAATTTCCGTCTGGATATCCTTATTTATCACGCTGTCCGTCTCGACTCGACTCAACTGCTTCTGCGATGAGCAGCTCACGAGAAACAGGACACTTGTCAGCCATAGGGCAAGAGGGAATTTTTTCCACCGCTTTACTGAATTTGTTGACATCTCTGCGCAATGATTGTATTTCGGTTTTGAGTGGTTTAACAATATTCTCCATCAGTATCTGACTTGCTTCACGCACATTGTCCAGCTCACTCTTTTTTACCGCAGATAGTTTTTCTTCCATCTCGGCACGCA